GGTTATGTTTAACCCAACATCGGTACCGGTTCCTGCAATTTCTAAATTTCTACCAGGCGAACTAATTCCTATGCCTACAAGGCCAGCGGAGTCAACAAACAACCTGCCAGACCCACCAGTGCTGATGGCTACTTGGTCTGCGCCGGGTGAAAAAATGCCGGTGTTGGTGTCGCCGGTGAAGGTGACGGTGGGTGCGCCAGCATTTCCCAGAGCGTGGCTAACAATCCCGGTGGTGGCAATAGTCTGGCTGCCGAAATCGGGAGATATCTTGGTGCCAGCAATCGCAGCAGAAGCATTTACGTCTGCGTCAACAATCACGCCAGCAGCAATAGAAGTGGTATTACCAACAGACGTGACATCACCAGTTAGGTTGGCGTTGGTAGTAACCGTTGAGGCGTTACCGTTCAGATTGGCTGTAATCGTGCCAGCACTAAAGTTTCCAGAACCATCACGAGCAACGATCGCACTTGCCGTGTTGGCACTGGTTGCTGTTGTGGCACTGTTGCTGACCTTGCCTGCAGTGCTGATGGTGGCAAGTTTGGTATCTGCAATCGCGGCGCTGGCATTGATATCGGCGTTAACAATCGTGCCATCCAGGATCATCGTGCTGGTGACGGTGCCCGTATCACCAGTACTGATCAAACTACTGTCCAAATAGGATTTATTAATTACGGTGCCCTGCCAAACCCCAGTTCCGATAGTGCCAACGCTAGTTAGGCTGCTTTCTGTGACGCCACTGCCTAGGCTAGTGCTATCTAGTACTTTTGTACCATTAATCCGATATTCTTTGGCACTAGCAATGCTAATGTGCTCGCTAAAGGTCCAAGCGTCAGTTGAATCAATCCAGTTAATCGTCTTGTCACTTGTACCCTTTAGTGTGATTCCACCTCCATCCGCAGTAATATCACTTGGCGTCGTTACATCGCCAATTACAATATTTTTATCTTCGACAAGTAAATTTTGAGTATCGATATTAGTAGTCGTCCCATTGACCGTTAAATTACCACCAATATTAACATCGCCACCAATACCGGCTCCACCAGTTACGACTAATGCGCCAGTGGAGCTACTAGAAGACGCAGTAGAATTTGTAGTTAAAAGTGTACCACTGGTGGCAATATTTGCACTTACACCAGCGCGAAATTCAGAAACATGGATATATTGAAGATGGTCGTCATCGGCTAATCCGGTCAAGATGCCGTGATCCGAAACTCCACTACCAGCTCCAGTCGCGGTTAGATTCCTAAGATCAAGAATATTACGTAGACGAGCCCCAATAGCATTGCCATAGTTACCGGTCTGGAAGACCAGTTTATACAATGGACGAAATTCCACACTAGGGAAATTAGTCAATACCAATTCGTCAAACGTTTCAGCTTCGGCTTCGCCAATATTATCGTAAACATCTTGACCCATGATTGCCATCACGGGAGCACCCAAATTGTGAGTCGCAACAAGATATTGAACAAGCCACTTATTAGCAGCAGCCTCAGTCGCAGACCAACTACCGCTAGATAGTAAGTTATAACGAGGGTAGGCGCTACCAGCCTTTAGCGGGAAATTGGTAGCCGCATCTCGCACCCAGGCAGTACCATTTAAATAAAGAACAGGAATTCGTGCTGGGCCCTGCAGGTCTTGCTCCCAAGTATTTGCAGTTGGACTATTACTATGACTAATGACAACTTCTAAATCTTCGTCAAAGAAAGTGCCACCGCTAAGATCTACTTGAGCATGATTGTCGGAACTGCCGTCACCAACTAAAGTGTAATTAGAAACTGAAAAGCCATTGGCAAATACAGCTCCACGGGTCCGATGTAAATATTCATGGGTAGCCCAGTCTAATACGATGCCATGACGCTCGTCCGCAAAATAAGGCGCTGCACCGGTCGTTGCATTCCAGTAAATATAGGCAGTTGGCGTATCATTTGCCCAGTCAAAATAAGTGGTATTGTAGGATAATACACCACTATTGCTATAATAAATATAGTAAATTCCAGTCGTATTTGGAATGGTTACTGTTTCGGCTGCGGTCTTGGTATATTTAATACCTTTACACCAAACATCAAAGCTACCGCTTACGGGTTGAATCGTAAAGGTCCTAGTGCTGGTGTCAAAGGAGATGGTGCTTTCAGTTCGATCTTTGTGACCAAGTGGTTCACCAGTTTGGTTGATACCAGTGATTTCGCGAATATAATTTGCATTAACAGTACTGGAAATACTAAGTGGGGTTAAGACTCCACCCTCGACCACATAAATAGCATTTTGATCGGTTGCATAACAAATCTCCCCTTCTTCCAGATCCAGAATACTGGCAAGCAGGTTTGCGTAAGTGCCACGGGCAATACGCACTGGAGTCCTGTTTGCGGGGGTTGCCATTTTACGTAATTAACTTGTCTAGTATTCCGCTCAGGGATTGAAATCACCGCCATCCAAGTTCAAATTATTAATTGCTTCGCGCAATTCAACCCAGTTTCCCTTGACGCGAACATAATAATTACCATCATTGGGTGGTTCTTGAATACCACCTCCGCCGCCACCGCTGCCACCGCTGCCACTTGCATAATTAAATATTTGAGGAATAAATCTGGTGACCCATGAGACGCCATCAAACATCAAGAATTGACCTTCTTTGGCATCCGTCGTATCTACATCTTTTAACTCGCCAAGCTCAGTGTCAGTCGCATTGATATCTTGGCCATCGCGACCATCTTGACCATCTGAACCGTCTCGGCCATCTTTACCCGGCCGGCCAGGGCCAACCAATAGCATCCTATCTTGAATACTTTCAACTAAATCTTGAAATCTTTTTTCAAAAGCATCAACAATAAACCTAGGTGTATTAACGGCCGCGACTGGTTTAACTTGAGTGCTATCGTTTTTAAGTTCCGTAGTTTGAAGTTCAGTAATAATGCCAAGCGAAACAACCTTCAATTTAGGTAAAACTTTTCTAAGTTGCTCAATAATAATATCTAAAGGTTCGCCATCGAAGTCAACCAGCCAAATCCTCCAACTTGCTTCAAATTCAGAAACTGTTGGATAGCGATCAATATAGATTGCAACACCAGTACCAGCTTCTGCCGGCGGTTTACCATCGACAATTTTGATACGAACAAGCAGTTTTAAAACTGGATCGCCGCCGATCAGATCGCGAATGTCGGCAGCAGAAAGGATCACAGCGTGCTTTCTATCCGTCTAGGTTTCCAGTTACCTAGATTTGCGTGTGCCGCGCCCAGGGGCCAGCCTAGGGCGCTTTCCGTGGCCATTACGAGCGCGATTGGCGCTAGGCTTTTCCAGTTTAAAGCCGCCGCCTTGGGCATGGCTCACATCGGCACCACCTTTGCCCATTATGGCACGAGCGCGACGCTCGCGAGCCAGCATCGCACGGTAGTCACGCTTCTCGGTACTGGCATTGCGCTTTTTATCGTATTGATACTTCTTTTTTCGCGCATCAGGGTTAGACGCATAAAATTTAGCCGTGCGACTTTTAGCGGCCATTATTTTTACGATTCAAACGTCCACTTGTGCCATTTTTTGGCTTCTTACTGGTCGGACTTGCTTTGGAAGCGTACTCGCTAATCGGTTTCGCTTGAGTTGCTTTTTTCTTGAATGGTACAGCCAGTGCTTTTGACATTGCCATTATTTTTTACCTCGCTTATGTGCGCTAGCGCCACGCTTCGTGCTTTGGGATCCTTTTTTCAAGCCAATCTTGTTCAAAGTGCCATAAACATATGCACCCGCACGTTCACCAGTCAGTCCTTTGGCCTTTGCTGACTTCTTGAATTGCTTTGCCGCAAACTCAGCCTTGGTCATTCGTTTTTTTGCCATAAGACGAACGCATTTACCTAGAATTCCGATTAGAGATCAGAATTGTCTTTATTCTTTTGGCCAGGGGCATATCCATACTTACCCAACGAGCCATCACTAACTGGATTAGTAATAGATCGATGCTGCACCCGAGGATGGCCGGCAACAATGTCGGCATCAAAGTTGATCCCATCTTCAATGCGTGGTCCATTGCTATAAGTGATTTCATTCATCGTCCAGTTCCTGGCAAAGTTTTACAAGTTCAGCCTTGGATGCAGTATTCTTAAATGGGATCTTTTCACCTTGCAGGAGTTGCATTAACTGCGCCCTAGTTAGCAATTCAAAGTCAAAATCTGCTTCGCTCTCCTCGTCGAGAACGCGCTCTTCAAAAGTCTCAATAATTTCTTCGGCAGTTTCGGTCACACGTTTATATCCCAGTTCAACATAGTCACGTGCTTCCGCACTATAGTTTGCATAGACGACATCGCCGTCTTTTTCATATTTCCAGGGGCGATTACGTAAATGCATAAAAATAGGGAGCGACTTTTGCCACTCCCTATGGTTCCAATCGTTAATCAGTCAACGATCAGCCAACGTTGTCCACAGCATCCAGGAACACGGAGAAGCCGGTGATGGAGCCAGCCACGCCAGTGGACTTGGTGCCAGCGGTGTAGGTGTACTTAATGTTGCTGATACCGCTAAACAGGGTGCCACGCACGTGGGCAATGTACACACCGTTTGCATCCACGTCAGCCAGATCCGCAGAAGTGATGGTGTAGAACACAGCATCACTATTGTCGGCATCCTTCAGTTGGATGGTAGCATTGGTGCCATCACCACTCTTCTGCACGACGGTAGCATCCAGCACAAGCACACGCACGGTGTTGATGGTGCCAAGATCCACACCCACGTCAGCGGCGGTGGTGGTGACTTTCATGTTGGCGTCAAGATCAAACTTTTCCCGAGGGAAAACGCCACTAGAACGACGAGCCATGGTAGTAATCCAGTTAGGTTAACAGAGCCCGCCCCGCAGAGAGTTGGCGCGACTCACAGTAGGTTGCCAATAAAAAAGCCCCCGAAGGGGCTTGGGAACATTCCGGCTAGATCCTATCAGGAAACAGCGGCGGTCGAGTCAACGTTGGTGAGGCGAGCAGCGGCACGGCCATTCACTAAAGCAAGGCCGCAATACCACTCCACGCGGGTCACCAGGGTCGGGGAAGCGGTATCCTCACCCAGGTCACGCACCTGCACACCACCATTCTGGATGCCGGTCAGCAAGTCATTGCCGAAGGCCACCACGTAGATCGACTGGTTAGCGGGAGTGCCGTCTAGGATGGCCACGTTCTGATGGTCGCGATCCAGTTCGATCACGGGCAGGCCGGCATACACCATTTGCTGGTAGCCGAACTCGTTCCGCATGATGTCGATCTGAGCCGACAGGCGAGCACGCTTGGTCAGGTGACGGCGAGCCGACTTTGACATGACCAGATACTTGCTACCACCCTGGGCATCGACAGCATCGATGGCCTCGTCCAGAGCGCCCAGATCAAGGGCAGAGGCGCTGGAAGCGTTACGGATCACCTGGGAGTTGGTGGCGTAAGCGGCAGCGGGCAGGCGGGTCGCCAGACCATCGAATTCAGCAGCGGTGCTGTTGGAGTCACCGTTGATAAACAGAGCTTCCCAGGCCAGGCGCATTGCGCGGGTCTTGGCTTGGATCTGGTAAGCGCGAGCCTCGGGGCCCTCCAGATCGACAATGGCGCGATCAACCTTGATGTCGCCACCAAAGAGCTTCAGGCTTTCGGACTGTTGCTTCACCTCGGCATAGGTCTCTTCATAGCCAGCGTTAAACTGACGGAAACCCACATCGCCGAGAGACTCTTCACGCTTCCAGAACAAACCGTTGCCTTGGATTTCACGGAAGGGAAGGACGCTGAGCAGGGAGCCAGCGGCAAGTTCAGTAACGATTGCGCGTTCCTGAGGATTTGTGGAGTGCTTTTTAGCCTCCGCAAGAGTAAGAGCCATTTTTCTAGTGGAAGGATGAGCGAATAGCTAGGTGAAACTACGTTGGCATCACGCCCGAACGTCGGAACACCCTGCCCGTGACATCACGTCCACTAGCTTCGGGTGTTGTCTACCTAGTATGCCAAGAGTTTGATCTATACCAAAAGAAATAACAAAAAACCGGCCACTTGGGCCGGTCTTTCTTTAATAAGAAATTAGCTTATTGAAACTTGAGGCATTTTCTTTAATTAACCAAATGCCTTTAGGAACAGTTCTTCACGACTCATAGAATTCAAGTCCTCGCCCGGGATCCCATTGGCATCAGTGCCACCATAGCCAATACCAGCACCAGAGCCCTTGGCCCCCTTGAAGAAAGTTCCATAAATTGGGTGATTTTTGAAGGTGGTCAAATAAGATTCGGGATCAATGCGTTTGCCTGATTCCTTATCGAGTACAGGATCACCTGCAGAATCAACAACAGTTAAACTGCCGTCATTCTCAAGGCGAAACTGGTTGCCGATCTGCGCTGCAAGCATGTCAAAGAATGACACATTATCGGCCGAATCGGTACGACCACCTGCAGAAAAGAATACCTTTTCAAGCGAATATCGCTTGCGAAATTCTTGCAATTCTTTGCGAGCCGATTCCGCAACTTTTGCAGCCTCAGCAGCCTGTGAGCCATACTTCTCTTCAAGTAAATTGGTCCGCTCATCGGCGGCAGCCTTTGCTGCAGCAGCGGCAGCGGCTTCTTCCTGAAGTTTTTGATATTCGTCAGGATTAATTTGTGCAAATTTACTTAACTGACTTTCATAGTCTTTGGTTTGACGCTCAAGCGTTTTACGTGCTTCTCGTTCGGACTTTAACGCCTTGAGTAAATTTTGAACTTCGTCTTCGCTATAGTTTTTGTTACCAGTGGCAACCTGATCGGCTCCCATCTCAGGTGCCTTCAGTTCCTGATCTTCCATTTTTTGGCATCACGCCATAGTGCGTGCTAGTATGCCAATCAAAAATATGGACAGCTAACCTCAATACTAACTGTATAGTTGCTATTTGCATTGTACCACCCATAATCAATTTCATTAGTATTGTACGGGCCAACTGTAACACTCCCAGAACCATTTTGGACATTCGTTACGGTGGCGAAGGCAAAACCATTCCCAAAATTGAACTTTACGTATCTAAAGCCTAGATCACCATCATAAGGATTTACGCTCCAACTGAAAGTCCAATATTTTTGTTCATTACCGCTGGGAATCCAGTCTGGGTCTTGGCAGGACGTAGATACCCATGTTTGATTTGTAGCAAAGGCGCATGGACAATCTCCGTAGGGCCTTTGTAAGATGCATACGCCGTCTTCTTCGTCAAGTATTGCTGGAGGACGCGACGCATCATCGTGACATTCGCAAGGATCTGTGCAACTGGTTAGTTTTGTAGGGTTATCAGAAGTTCCATATTTGCACTTTGCGTTGCAGTCCGACATATCCGGTAAACATACTGGTAAGTAGTCACTCATTTTACCACTTCCCAACAGGGCATGAAGCACCCTTGATCCATGTCTTTGCCTCCATAAAACAACCGCACTCGGAACAGCGCTTTGAGTCAGCAATAAACAAAGGACATTCCAAACACTTTGCGTATCGATCGTTTCGCTGTTCGTGATTTAATTTGCCGTCTTTAATGGCCGAAATTCCCGTCTTGAATAAATTATGTGCCATCTCGCCAACAGTCGCCTTCACTTCAGTGGCTTGATATTGAACTTTCTTACCCATGATTCCTGGCCCAGGTCTGTTGCGACTTATTGGCCAAGCACTGCATGGACCCATCGGCAGCACCTCGCTGCCGTCGTCATTTAAATACGCTAAGTCATGGATACTGTTAATCATTTTTTATAAAATTGTGGCCTAGTATGCCTACAGGGCAATTTTCCTAATTGCGCGAAATCTTGTGGTTGCAGTAAAACCGGAAGTCGCGTATGTACTATTGTGAAATGTTTGACTGCGGATAGTCGTAGAACCAGTAACCTGTGTACTACTACCATAATACGTAGCAAAGGCACCTACTAACGGAATAAAAACTTGGGATTCCCCAGTCTGAAATACTGTTGCACTTGTTCTTAAGGGATTTGATGCAGTGTATTCATTTCTTGGCGGATCTGTCATTGCGATCGTATTTACAAATGTTTTCGAAGTGCTATTTGCTGCTGTTGAAGGCTTTAAATAATAATATAAAATATCCAGTTCAAACCTAGAGGGGATATACCAATCTGTATAACCAGAGATATTTAAGGTTCGTGCATATTGAGCCGCCGGATGATTTATATCGTTTACATTTTGCGTATTCGCGTATCCATCCTTGTCGCTAGCAGCACCTGCTTCTGCAGTGTTTGTCGTTTTATATTGTAAATTAAATTCACCAACGTCTTTTGGACTGACGATTAATGCATGCGTTGCAACATAATTTTCACTGAATGAAATCAATCCACCATAATAACCACCGCCATAAACATCGCCAATATTAAGCACTGGAAATGCAGTATTGAAATCACCCCCGTCAATCGTTGGCGGACTTGTTCCCGAAACAGCCTCTACAATTCTACCCGTAGCATCTTTTGAATACAGTCTAACTCTGAAATCCTCAATGCCAACAACAAGTTCCCCAGTGGTAATTGGATCAGTGCCACTGGTTGCAATAGCAGCACGAATCGCAGCATCACCATCAGAACTATACTTTAACCTGATGATGTCTGGAGTTGCTGTCATTCTAAAAAAGCGTCAGAATAGTATTCCCTTCAAATTGGCGGGATGCAATCAATACATGATGGATCTGGATAACAGCGGCCATTTCCATTACATAATTCACATGTGTTACATTCATCATTACATGTACATGGTTTAGATTTTTTACCTTCCAAATCAATGCTTCCACACCCTTCGCCACATCCCGGATCTGGCACACAAATAAGATCAGTTGAATCACAGATTTCACATTCTTCACATTCATCTCCATTTGGTAATGTGCATTCTGTTTCATCATCAATTGGATCGCATTCCTTGTCAGGAGAACAAGCTTTATAACATCTTTGGGTATCACCTTCTGTTCTGCATGTACATTTATCAACACTACCCTTAGGGCAACAGGGTTCACCGGTAACACTATTGATACATTTCTCTTCGCCAAAATCGTCATTTTTGCAATATAAACAATATAGTTTATTGTCGCCTTGTATATAGGCAGCAAGTCGTAAACCGTCCTGAGACGGACACGGGGTGCTACCATACCAGGGATCAATAATAATTTGTTGTACAGTCTTGCATCCCGTTCTAAAACATTCGCATTCTTCAATTTCTGGTGGGGGTGGTTTTCTACACAACGGAGAACTTTCCCATACTCCTGTTCCAGAATTACATCTTACGCAATCTGTTGGTGGGATTGCTTGACCACAAGTGCAATGCAAATTTGGAGTTGGGGCTCTCTCGTCAAGAGTGTCTGTCAGTTCACTACATGAAAAACACTTTGAATCATAAGGTTCCGGGCAACCATCAGGACTCACGCCGTATTCTTCATAGTGACCTTGGCAGAACTCATTACAAAACCTCTTTCCTCCAATACCAATTCCGCCACCGCAGCCACCCGTATCGTAGCAACTTGTTTCAACACAACAGACTGCGCCATCTTCACATATCGTATCTCCTTTATCTTTTGGTTTGTTATCTCTTCCAGAGCCAGTAAAAGGATTTGGATATTTAGTATTTGGCGGCTGATTTCTTATGTCACGTGGATCATATTCCATATAAAGATGACCATATCTAAGAACATATCGAACAGGATACATCCTGCCGGACTTATATCTATATTCATATACTGCAGTCTGGGCTCCGTATTTTCGCTCTAGCGATTTTTTATTTTCTTGAGTTGGGCCTGGATTTTCACCGGGCTTTGGAAAATATCTTGACATGTTTTTATTGGCTAGTTTGCCATTTTATTCGCAGACCCAGGGAGGCATGCAGTTTTGCAAATAGCGATTATCGTAGATATCATTAGTCCTAATGTCCAAGTATGGAATTCTGATTGATCGATTGCTCTGGACAGGTTTCCACTCTAAACCCGATCCATCATTGTATCCACATAGCATTTTTAATTTTCTAATGCCACCTGAGAATATTAAATATGCACATAGTTCACCGTTGAATGTTGGGCCGTATGCGGCCTGGTATTGGAAGTCGCCATTTTCATCTTTATAATATCCGCCAAGCCTAGGGTCAAATTTAGTTAATCTAATAGCTGTAGTAAATAGTGAACCATGTTCAATTAAGGTGGGGGCTATAAAATCGTGCTCAAGTTGGCTAGACATTATTGCTTACCGGAATCCAACGCAAGCCATTTTGATCGGCAACATACAGTTCAACCGCATCGTTACCAGCATTATAATAACCAATTAATCGCCCTGGATTAACTGCTACCGCGAGTACAGAAATAGACGGCCTTGAGGTCAAAATATCAATAGCCGTCGATAGATCTTCGCCATGATCAATTGCAGTAATTTCGGGATTATTGATTGCCATTACCAGTTACTAAATAATTTGTTTGATGTAACAGTTAAGTTAACCTGCGTCCCCCTGGGTATTGAACTTGTACCATAAACAATAGTCTGATAAACAGTACCGTTATACATGACGAGCCCATCACCATTATTGGCATAACCTTGCCAATAAGCTGCATACTGACCAGGCTTTAACTTGCTTGATTCTTTTTCGGCTATTTCTTCGAGTACTATTGCTCTGCGTCGAATAGCCGACTCTCGCAAATCCTGGGCCAAATCACTACTTGCCATTTTAATTCTTAAGTTTGATAGTATCCAAATTGCTTTAAGTCAAAATAGAATACAGCGTCGTAACCATCGGACATTGTTGCAGCGTTTGCCAGTGGCGCCACCGAAACAATTTCCGCAGCAGTAATTGTCGTGCTTGAAACCGTTTGAGACGAGCTAACAGTGTAAGTTCCAGTGCCACCAGTACCAGTACCAAGGGCCGTAATACCGGTCCCAACAGCAACGCCAGTACCAGTCAACACCTGGCCAACTGCAAGCGTGCCAGAACTTACGGCGCTAACGGTCATAGTGGTGCCGCTGATAGCCGCCGTGATGACTGCAGGTCGCAACAGCACAACATGGGTAAATGAGTAGGTCGTCGCACTGTCATTGTGTGAGAATGTGGCCGCTTTACGGGCTAGTGGAATCCCCTCGTCGGTATACGCATAAATATCATTTGTTGTGTAAGAGATTGTTTGTCTAGCGTATCCGGCGGTGCCAGCGAGGATTTCGTTGGCCATAAAAGTCCGCGTTACGGTCGATGATGGATCATATACAGTCCCAGGTGAATTTACCAAAGCGACACGAAAAGAAGAACCAGCATATCGCGCCGCGACAATTTGTCGTAACTCTACGCTACTTACTGCTGCAGCAATGCTCATCTCGGCTCCAGAATCGCAATAGTGTTCCTACTAGGCGAAAAGGTTTGCGTCAACAGGAACAGGCGTAGAACTTAGTAGTGTGTTTCCATTGGTCAATGGTACACTTCCGCCTTCGCCTGCGGCGATAAGGCTGCCGGGCTCGTAAAGACCTCCACTAACATAACAAACGAAGGTTGAAAAGACATCAAAATATACAGTTCCAACAGGTTGTACGATCCCAAACATTTCATTTCTGCCGCCCGGTGTACATTCAACTTTTAACTGCAAGTTAACTCGGATTGTCTGGAATAACGGTCTCGGCGGAAGAACACTTGTTTCATTTTCGATCTCTGGGTTAGTAATGGTTAGGCCGGCTTCGCCTTTAATGTTGGATCTTTCAGATAATTCACCATTTGATTCGCCAACATATATGCCATCGGTTGAGATCAGGCATTCATCTTGATCCATTGCCCACGAACAGGCATTCATGCGCAGTGCTAAAATCTTATTCTTAAGCAAATCGACATACCTGAACGGCATACCGGGACGCCAGTTTGTAATAATATCATTTCTGAGAGCTTCTGTGATTCTTAAACCCCTAGCGTCACCCTCCTTCAATTCACGCATATAGTACAATAAATTATCTGCGGCAACAGCGGCTTGTGATGGGGTGCCAGTCAGTGGATGGGGCACCTGCATCTTTAAAATAATCGGAGTAGTTTCATCTGGTGGGGTGACGTAACCATTAGGGTATCTATTGTCTGATATTGTGTATGTGACGGTTTCCTTGAAGGTGCCGTCGCCAATCCTGTCGGGTGCCTCGGGCGATGAGCTGGAACTCCGGGAAATGCGGCGCTGGCTTGTCATTAGGCCACATGTTGCCTCGATACAGCCGCCTTTTATGCCCGGCGCAGCATTTGATCCACATGGAGATGTCCAAGTTCTTTCGTATTGTATGGTTGCATTATTAAAATATTGGAATTCCGTAATTGTCCTTCTGGCAAGGAAAAAAGTATCAGTTGGAATAACGGTAAATTGATTGAATTCCAACATCCCGTTTACGGATTTTGTGCCCGCCCTCCAGTTACTGGGAATCGCACAATTTAATTTATTCATATATTCATCAAGCGTCGTCCGAACTAATTCTCCCGCTGGACCATATTCATACACCCGTGTTCCATAATTTTGCAATACTTGACCAAGACCCGTCAGTGGGCAGTCCCCGCTTGGATTACACGTAGAACCATATCCCCAAACGCAGAATGCATACAGGTCAGCGTAATATTGTGAATTGAGTTCAACCGCAGGACCGTACTTTCTATTTTCTGCAGCACTCAACTGACCGCCTGGACCATTGTAATAACTTGTGCTAATTTCAACGCTTTCGACTGAGGAGAGTGCCTTGGTTGGTTCAGAGGTGTAACCGCAACTGCAGGTTTCTTTGCCCCCGGGGCCGGGCGGTTCAATTGGTGAATCACCACAAATATCACTATTGCGTCCATTTGGCCTATTGGAAGTTCCACAACTTCCGTTCACACCATTCAGTCCATTCTCTGGTCTTTTGCGAGTCCAAACAGTCGATGGATAAACCAGAAAATAATTTGAATATGTTTCTGTCTGGTCTGTTTTATCGGCAATTTCTTCACTTGTTAATTGTCGTTCGTAAGTTAGTTCAATCTGGTCGGGTATTAAATTGCCCTGTCCTAGGGGCTCGGTCGTTATTGATGTTTCACCAAGAATCGAAACCCATTCGCCTGCAGCGCGATTGGTTCCCAATCCATCACCATCGTAAAAATTATCTTTTTGAATATTTCCTTGCTTGTCCTGCCATAAAATACGCCCCTCGGCCTGGATTGCGCTGTCTAGGGATGCGTAATTTTGCAAATCTTCCGGTATATCGAAATCTGTTTCATCGATCAAATCCGTGACATTATCGCTTAAAGATGCCAGGTGAAGCTTGCATCCAACATCTAGAGTAAGTAAACGATCTTCGGGTGAATATGAACAATCTACGATATATAAATATCCTCTTGGATGTCGAATATACGTTCCATTGGTTCTTTTTACATCAATAGTAACAAGCCTTCCCCTGAGGAAAAAGTTCTTATCATAATCTTCAATATCAGTACCGCCAGGAATTTGCCCAAGTATAATAGAGCCAGAAGTTGGCAGGATACCAGCCCCTGTTACGGATTCATCACTTAGATTGATTTGAATTAGATTATCACTATAATCAACATTATTGATGTACAGCCTGACACCGCGTGTTTTATTTACGAGCCAAGTCATTTACAGTTCCTCAAGTTTGCAGGCCAACTTCAGTCAGGCCAATTGAACATAAATAATGATTTGGTCCAAAAATTGAAAAAGATGGTGCAGTAGTGATTACAGCATAAACCTGTAATGTAGTAGTTCCAAATGTACTATCGTCTAAGGCAACGACTGAGGAGATGCCCTGGCCCGAATCCGTGGCCCATGCATTATACAATCCATCAAGATCTTCTGCTTCCGATCGTGTCAGTAGCCCGGTGAATCCCCAAATTCGACGTGGACTGCGAGCTGGACCACCTTTGATTGCTGTTCCACTTTGACTAAATGAAAAGTTTCCTTCTTCGACGTAACTCCTAGGAACGTTTTGATCACCAAAAAAGTTAAATACAACAGTGTACTCCGTGGAGACGCCAGTTTGCTGCGTATAACTCAACGTAATACTCATTGCATTTCAACGTTCTCGGTAGTGTTCCTAGGAATCAGCGCCGCCGAGTCCGCAGCTTGGACATCTCTACGATCATCCTAGAAGCGTCTGTAACGGGGTTTTGGGACTGAATGGTTACATTATTCGTAACCCGACCTTGGGAGTCCCCAGAGAAGGCCCTGAGCAGGGCTGCGCTAACACCTGAGCCATCAACCCTGCCAGCATTCTTGTTGGCACCAATATTTACCGGAACACCATTCTTGGGAATATTTAATCCGGCAGTAATATGTGCCGGAATAACCGTGCCTGCCCCAGGAGCCCGCCACTGGCCCCAACTAGGTGCATTGATCATGCTAAGTTGGCCGCTACGACTCAGGAATGCCTCTTGCCCAAGTTCATTAACCGTATATTTAGTGCCCCCACTGACTGCGCCACCAGCGAATTTATTGTTCCCGCCAGAACTTTTTGCTTTTGCTATCTCCCTGGCAAGTTGTAGCTGGTTTCTCAATTCTACCGTTATCGCTTGCTCAGTACGAAGAACCTCTTCCGTCGCATCCTGTAATATATCTTTAGCTTCCTTCAGTTGTTCCTCTAATGCAAGTATCTGTTTATTTTGCTTCTCTTTCATTTTTGTAATTTCTTCATCCCTTGCCTTCTCTTCTTCGGCAGCTTTTTCTTTCGCAGCCTTGATTTTCTTTTGCATTGCATCCTCTTGTTCTTGGGCTTTTTTCTTGGCAGCAAAAATTTCTTCGTCCATCTTTTTCTCAAAATTCTTACGAGCAGTTGTCATCGCATTTAACTGAGCATCAAGCTCCATCTCCTTTTCCTTAATTTGTCTCTTGACAGTGGCTGCCTCTTCATCAAGTTTTTTCTGTTCTTCAGCCTGTTTTTTCTTTAATTCCCTTTCTTTCGCATCTAAAGCCGCCTGCTTCTGTGCTTGCTGCTGCCTAAGTATAGCAATTTGCTCTTCTCTTTGTATTCTTTCTAGTTGAGCCTGTGCGCGAAGTCTTTCTTCGGCAGTCTCGCCCTCAGCAGCTTGCTTCCTCAGTCTTGCAATTTCAAGTTCTTTTAATTTTTGCTCGGCTGGCCCGGGAACATTTAACAGGCCGATTACTTTATTATAATTTGCATCAATTGCCGCACGTTGCTGGTCAATTCTGGAAAGTTCAGCATCGTAATAACTATTCATTGCCTGGCGTCGACGTTCGATACCAGCGAGAATGCTTTCTTCTAATTGTTTAAGTGCTGCTTTCTCTGCGTTAATCCTAGAGATTGCTACATCAAAAGCAGCAAGACTTTTTGCTTTCTGTTCCTCCAGACCAGCGATCCTTGCCGCGTTGACTTCTTTAATTTTTTCTAATGTCTTTTCCATAGCCGCTATCTCACTGGCGGCAGTTTCAGAGGCAATCTGCTTTGCTTTTTCAGCGTCTGCTATACGCGCTTCGCTCACCTTACGGATTTCTTCAATTTTTCGTTGAATAGATTTTTCAATTAAGCTTGTAGAGTCTTTGAGTTTGGTTATCAATTGTTCTTCAGAGGAGCCCAGTTCCCTATTGGCGCTTACATTCAGACCCTTGGCTTTCGCTGCTTCCTGAAGTGCTTTGATTTGATTCTGTAATGACAAAACTGTCTGGTCCATGATCAGCAGCATTTGCTTCTCTTGTTCTGTCAAAATCCCATCGGCTTCAGCCTTAAGTTTGGCTGCATCACGCGCCTTAATAGTTTCTGCTAGCAAGACATTTAATTTTGCCAAATAAGAACTAATTGCCGCTTCTGCTAAGATCGTTTGCTCTGCCGAAGCTTTTTGCGCCCCAGCATAGTTTTTCAAAGTATTGGCAGCATTTAGCCCTGCAGTCGTTAATAGTTGATACTGTTGAGAAATCGCTTGAATCTCATTTGCAAAACCATTAGCGTTTTGTTGATTTTCCTGCGAGAAAAATTGACCAATTGTCTGGAAAAGATTTCTTTGATCACCCTTTTTAGACAGTTCATCCAAAGATTGCGCGAATAAACTTACACTTTTTGCCCCTTTGCCTAAATTATTACTGAGGTCTTGTGTTGCCTGGTCAATTTTAAGAAATTCTCTGCTGATTGATTCCGAGATTTGACTTGAATTACCAAGGGATTTTTGGTATGCGTCATATGCAGCACTTACGCCATAAATCGCGGCAGCAAAGGCAAGGGACGGACCAATGGCACCAAGGAAACTTCTTGCCTGCGTGGCAACACCAGAAGCCACTGAGGCAGTTTTACTTGCCGCAGACGCTTGAGCAGCATCATATTTTACAATTGCTGTTGAGGCAGTGTCGGCAGCAGGGCCAATTTGCTTAAGACCATTTGCTACATTCCCTAGGTCTCGAACTTGGACCTTTTGAATAGCCTGGCCGCTAACATTGCCAAAATTCCTTATGCGATCTGCAATCTGCTGGAAAACATTACCAAGCAATTGAGCGCTGCCCTGTAGAACCTTTAGAAGATCGCCAAACTGCTTCATCGCCAACCCGGCGACGCCGGTTTGCTTGGCGATCATTGCAATTGTTGTAATGATATAAGCTGTCAAAGCATAGCCGACCAATGTTGCGATGCCTGGAATCTTTAATAATGAGTCAACCAGCGTTCCGATCGGTTCCAGAATCTTAACAACCGTCTCTAAAGTTTTGATAATCGCAACCGCAAGCGTTCCAAAAGCTTGCGCGGTTGAATTAACAATCGCTGCTATTGCGTTGAATACTTGTGATTTCGTCAGTGTTGTAATAAAATCAACTAATGCGGCAGTAACTTTTGCCAAAACCAAACCCAGTGGGGCAAACTTAGGTCCAAGTGCTTCAATGTTGAGCTGCGTTAATGTCGCTAATTGCGCCTGAAATTGAGCAATTGTCACCTGTCCTTTGCCTAGGGCATCCGCCGCGCTTGAGGCAGTCACGCCAAGCTTGCCAGTAATAATACTGGCTTTGCTCATCAGGGGAATGAATTTAATTAATTCAGCGCTGGTAAGTTCACCAGCCTTGACCATTTCATTTAATTTTGCAACACTTACACCAATGGCATTTGCTAAATCAACTCTGAATGCCGGATCTGCTTCTGAAATTTGTTGGTTTAATTCTTCAGCCATCAACTTGCCTTTGCCAAAGGCTTGGATGACACCATTCATGATCCGCTGAGATTCAGCCGCCGACTTACCGAATACGGCAAATCGCGAACTCAGAGATTGAACAATCGCACTAACGTCGCCAAGTGTTCCGCCCGATTGCAAGATCACCGGGCTTAAACGTTGAAAACCGTCCCTAACGGTGTTGATGTCAGCCCCTAAACTCAGCGCAATTTTTGAACTTTCACTTAGCGCCATTGCGGCGCCAGCAGTACCAGTTCCTATTGCCTTGAAAGATAGCTCAAAAGCTTGTAGATCCGCCTGGGCGCGGACGAATCCACCAAAAGCATTTGAAATACTACCAACAATGCCAAGAAAAGCACTGGCCGCAAAAGATACGCGGTTGAAACCGTCCAACAGAGCTCCAAGATTGGCTTGGGCCGCTTTTGCGTCTAAGTCTTTGCCACTCAGTCCGGTGATCTCAATTTTTTTTGCACGCGATAATTCTTGGACAATTTTTGCTTGTTTCTCGTACTCTGCTGTGCCACGCTTTAAATTATTCAGAGTTTCTTGTTCTTTTTGCAAGCGGCGGCTCAGATCATTGACGCTACCGGCACGAATTTGGGCCTCCTTTGCTGCTGCCGCATTGATCTTTTCTTGTTCGGCGCGAAGCTTGGCTGCAATTGCCTCTTGTTTGGCAGCGGCTTTCTCGGCAGCCTCATTTGTTTTACGAATATCTGCCAAACGTTTTGCTTCAGCGGCCTGTTCCGCCGCCTGGCGCTTCAACAGATTTTGCAAATACGCATTGTATTGTCTTTCGCCATCGGCAATAGCCTTTTGTGCAGCCTTTGCTGCTGCAGCCTCTTCCTTTTGACGCTGAGCTTCACGGGCGGCAGCATCCTTTTCTTCAATGCGACGTTTTTTCGCTTGATTTTGTTCCCATTTGTCGTATGCGCGATTTGCAGCATCCTGCTCTTGTTTTGCTGCTTTTGCTTGGGCTGCAGCTAACTTCGCTTGCTCTTTTTCAATACGCTGCAGACCCTTGACCAGCGCCTCGATAAACGAATTAGTCTCACGTTGTACGAGCTTGAGTTGGCCCGTGTCGGCCTCAACCTCAAGCCCCACCTTGGTAGTAAATTCACCACCAAGTGCTTCGGCGAATTCACGGGAAATTTTTTCGGATATATTCTTTGACGTAACGCCAAGTTTATGGAACTCGTCAATTAGGTCGCTGGCATCACCTTTTATAATAAAGGAAAGATCTTCAGCCACCTTTGTTCATCAATACGCTAAATTATGCTTCCGATCAAAGACAATAAAAAGCCCCCTTTCGGGGGCTTTTTTCTGGTTGTGCCAATAACTCAGGAGTTCACGTCCAGGTCAATACGATATGGGCCATAGCCCACCACGGTGGCTTCCCAGGACACGATCGAACCGGCCTCAATGGATTCGGTATAGCCAGTCAGAGTGCCGTAGCCATACACGGTCTCGTCGGTGCCCGTGGGACCGCGACGCACGAACTTCACGCGCAGGGCATCGGCAACGGTGTTTTGCTCGGTCAGACGTAGGATCTGATAGCCAGCATCTTTGAAGTCAGCTACGCCAGCCAGCGAGATGCTCCAAGACTTGGAAGTCGGAATCGAGACATTGAAACCTTTTGTTTCGTTGTCGTAAGTCACCACATCCTCAGAGTTGGTATCGGTCTCTAGGGATGCATTAGTTAAACCATACAGACGAGCGGGATTATCCGTCCCGTCCATATCGAAGGCGGCACCATCAACGGTGAACTCCGCACCAGCATACGCCACACTATCGCTAGGAGTAACGAGCGTGGTAATATTGATAAAACCACCACTGTTGCTGATGCCAGCGGTCACGCCAGTAAAATCGACATCAACACTGCCCGCCGCCAGCGGCACAATGAAAACGTCATAGCCAAAAGCAGCCGAGTAATTAGCCATAGAAATTAGCTAGGGTAGAGTCCTAGGGCAATGGTCATAAGCAGGCTACCCTGCTACTTTTATATTACCAACCAAGCCAAATTAGAGTTAGTGTACCCATCCCAATTCTGGAAATTACTCGGTTACGGTTAGTACTGCCACATCGGAATTTACACTTGGAGCTGTCGCGTCGCTGGAAACAACGCAACGGTATTCATCGCCATCTTCCGAAATGCTTGTTACGGTAAAGGTGTAAGTATCACTGGTGGCACCGGAAATATTGTTAAAATCACCACCAGTACTACGCTGCCATTGATAACTTAAATTACCACCATCGCTTGTCTCAGCGGCAACTTCAAAAACAATTTCATCATCGACAATTGCCTCAATACTTTCAGGTTGTAAAGTAATTGTAATTAATCCCTCACCGCCGCCACCACCATCTTCTGTGACGGTAAGAACTGCCGCATTGGAATTTACACTTGGAGCGGTAGCATCACTGGAAACAATACAACGGTATTTATTGTCATTTTCTGAAACATTTATTACGGTAAAGGTGTAAGTATCACTGGTGGCACCGGAAATATTTCCGAATCCACTTCCAGTATCAATCTGCCATTGATAACTTAAATTACCACCGTCACTTGTTTCAGCAGCAATTATAAACGTTGCTGCATCTCCTACGATTACTTCGGCATTTTCAGGTTGCAAGGTGATTGTAATCAATCCGTCGTCACCACCACCATCTTCTGTGACGGTAAGAACTGCCGCATTGGAATTTACGTCGGGAGCTGTCGCATCACTGGAAACAACACATCGATACTGATCGTCGTCTTCTGAAATGTTATCTACTGTAAATACGTATGTATCACTGTTGGCACCGGAAATGTTACTGAAACCACCACCAGTACTACGCTGCCATTGATACCCCAGGTTCCCACCATCACTTGTTTCGGCGGCCACCTCAAACGTTGCTTCGTCTCCTACGACTACTTCGGTGTTTTGTGGTTGTAGAGTAATTGTAATCAATCCGTCGTCACCACCTCCTCCACCGCCATCTTCGACAGTCAATGTGGCTGCATTAGATGTAACGCTTGGCGCTGTACCACTACTACTGACCACACAACGGTATTGATCATCATCCTCCGACAGATTATTTACGGTAAAAGTGCGAGTTGCATTTGTCGCTCCCGAAATATTACTAAATCCGCTTCCGGTACTCCGCTGCCACTGGTAACTCAATGTCCCGCCATCATAAGTAACTGCCACGACTTCAAAGGTAACGCTGTCGCCCACTTCGACTGACTGATTTTCTGGTTGCTCGGTTATGTCGATATAATTATTTGATACTGTCAAAATTGGAGCCGTGCTCGGAATTTGCAGTAATGTTTGAACCTTGGCCTGTAAACCATCGGCAACCGCAACAGTCTCAATCGAGCGTGATCCGCCAAATATTGCCATCGCACGCTTCACAGCATTTGTCATCGTCAATCCGGTAGCAGGTTCCCAGACAATGAAAAATACCTTCCACGTAACATTTAGATCCGAATCGCTTGTTAAATAATCGGTTCTTGAGATGTCAGCAGCATCATGAATGATTACCTCAAGACCGCTTTGCGACTTTAAACTGGGCAGATCGGCACCTGGAGTACTTACGGTAACTGATGGAAATTTTGCATTTCCAATAGTAAAAGTATATTCGCCAACATATGACATGAATTCACTGTCGCCAGTCAACACATCGTAAACTTCTTCCGGTGTAGTCGCAAAATTTTGTGCCACAACACCTCAAAAATGTCTAAATTATACTGCCAAACTAGGCATCCTAGGAAGACAATCGCAGAAGCTGCCATGACTTGGCCCACATGCCGCAAACCCTGTGAGATTGTCCAGAATTTAGCTTAAAATATGGCCGGAAGTTTTACTTCTAGGGACACTTGGCCCTTGTACGAGCGTTGTTCTGATTATTTATTTAACATGTCGGCCCTCACGCGCAAGCAGGCTCGGCAACAATGGCGGGATTCAATCAAAACAGCATGGAATAATCAATGCGCTTATTGCAGTAAACCGCCAATTGATGACGCAAGCCTGACGATTGATCACGTCAAACCCAAATGTAAAGGAGGTGAAGATCGTACCAGTAATGTGATACCAGCATGTCAACAATGCAATTCGGAAAAAGGTTCAAGTGACTGGGCCGCATGGTACAGGATGCAGCCATTTTATTCTATTTATGGTGAATGGCGCATCCGACAATGGCTAAAGTCTGGCACCGCCGACATGAGACCATGGGATGAAGATGATGCCAAGATCGTTGACGATTACGCAACAAAGCTATTTGGCTCTTAGCCCGTTAGTGATGTTGCCTAGAAACGTGTATATGTTAATTCCGCATTTTCTTCGGCAATAATCTTTGATCTGACGTTCGGCATATCAATAATCCATTCAACACCATCTTCATTTCGCATCTTGAGCCGCTTATTTGACGCTGTTTCCTTGCAAATTAACATTCCCTTAATTATTGGCCCATTAATAACCGGCGCTAAAATAATTGCGTCCTCATGCATTAGCGCCAAGGGGTCCGGCTTTGGTGCCTGTGCGTTACTCGATAGATCCTTGTAAACAAATAACGCCCAAACCGGAAACAATTCCATGTCAATTAATGCCATTGCCGCCGCACCGTACCGTGCATCTGGCTTATTGGAATCATTCGTATCGCCATACAGGTAATACGAATCCATTGCGACCGCTTTTGAATTCTTTGATGTCCTTTGTGAATTAACGTATACAGCCGTCAGCAAGGCCGTTGGTCGCTCGTTTTCATGCAATTCCCTACGACGTAACCTAGAGACGTGCCCAAGGGCCTCCAGGACGTATCTAGAAGGCAAATCGGCATAGTTTTGGTACGTAAACTCGGGATCGCCAGCGAACCAAGACTTTAATTCCCAGTAATATTCATCATACTTCAGGGAGTGGTCGTCTGGTCCGCCTCGGATTTTCCCACCGCTTCCTCATACGCATCTTGCGTTACTGGCTCTTCGATTTCTGGGTACTCTTTTGCTTCTTCCCTTTGATACAGTTCAGCAATCCCACTCAATAAGTCAGGGTGCAATTCAAACGTATCCTCCGTTGTCCAATCTTCGTCAACACGCGATCGCATCAATACCGTTACTTGTGCCAATTCACGAGTCGCAGCAACACGGGTAATTTCCCCCGTGATCTCTTGAAGTTCCTCTGAAAATTTGGTTTCCATCATTTCCGAATCTTTCGCAGTCGCTTGCCCCTGCAAATATTTCGAAATTACATCATAACTTTCTTTATTGTTTCGCTTGCTTTCTTTGCTAACCTTATTAGCAAGTCCAACCATTAAAGATAATGTTTTATCGTTACTGCTGATTTGATTGACGTAAAACTTTTCGGAAACCGTCAGATAACCACGTTGTTCAATTTCGATAATACCCGACTCTTCAGTGCCGACCTGGATCTTGCGACCAGTCCGTCGAGGTTGAACAACAAACGGCAGCGTTTTAGCCATACAAGTAAACCGAGCGGCCGTAGTGTACCGTAATTATTTAAATTGAGCCAAAATCGCTTGCCGATACACTTGACCAATATTATAATTCTCTAGGGTGTACGTTACCCATGGTCGGGCCGGCAGGAAAACCGGTCGAGCATGTCGATTGCCATATGGCAGTATGTATCCACCATAATGTGTAATTAAAGCATACGGTTCACGGTACGCAATATTAACAACTCCATCATCAGCACGCATTCTAAGACTAGCCTTAAGGCGCCCAGTATCAACAATGTTCCTGGGATCACGAACTAATGTACCATTAACACGTTCCGTAGTACTTGTTCCGTCCTTCTTGGAAACCGGCCATGCCCACAAATCATTATCCATATTTTCATCAAGTTTCATTTTTAGTTCCGACAGGATTAATTGATCCCCAGCACGTAATCCCCCCGCAACTTGCCTGGCATAATCCTTTGAAATAAACGTTGCCGTTACCTTGGAAGAAAATTGATACGTTAATTTTGGCTTGATTGATTCAACCTTTGTACGCATCTTATTGATACGTTTATTAAATTCATCTTCAATATTTTTGTTTTTCTTAATTTTTGCCATCTTAATTCAATAACTCAGCGCCCGTTACTTGCAACTGTACCCCACCGACTTCATTGTAAATAATTTGATCAATTCCCTCACCACCAAATACACCACTACTGCGTTCAATTTGACCCACCATTAATGCATCATCACCAAACTTAAACGATACTTCCCTTCCCGGTTGCATCCACGTTGGTTGTGTCGTCATCATCGTCCAAGAAAATTCATTCAACGGATCCATTTGCCAATCTTGCGTCGTAACTTCCGCATACTGCAACGCATACCCACGATAATAAAACGCATCACCCGATGCACCCGGCATCATTTGCCCACCTAATTGACTTTCCAATGGAATCCGCTTACCACCAGAACTCACACCCGTATATTGTGTCCTTTTCATAAAACACACCACTACATATTGCGTTGATCCAGTCGGCACCAACCGCCCATCAACAATTGATACACCCGACTCTTGTGTCGCTAATAACCTGGAATTTGCATAATCCAGCAATGGCGACGCCATCGTCAATCATCCTTACTGTCTTTAGCTTTCCATCCCGCCATCACGGCAAAACCGACATGACTCAATTTCATTATTCGGAATATACCTTGAATAAGCCCCATTCATTTTTCGATGCATCCTACATCCCTTGCACCATACATCAACAACTGGTTGGCTTTCCACAAATTCAATAATTTTCGAAATCTGTGGCGGAGCTTCTGGGTGATCCATTTGCCCACTTGATAACGTTTACATCATACCAATATTATTTACAACACGGTTCAGTATACCGTCACGAACGAATTAATGACGATACCCCACTACCACTACTAACATTTACTTTCACAAACATTGGACAATATCCAAAATACAAATACAATAAATCACGAATTCGCATTACTTCCGCTTGTGGACTATTAATACCCGCATCAACAACTTCCCACTCCAATACATCCGCCTTAACTAATACTCGCCCATCTTGTGAAACATTCGTTTCCTTAATTGCCGCTTGCGCTTCATCCCAATCATCCAATAAATCACGTACTTCGGTAACTTGTGTTGGCGCAATTATACATAACTCATTCATACATACCGTTACTTGATCAATTGAATATGCCCCCAACGGTAATCCCGCCGCCAATAACACACGAGCTGGATCACCCGCAACCCATCCACATTCCGTATCTAGGGTTGCCATACCACAAATAATATTAAACCTACGTTATTTTTCCGTACTTGTTAAAATGTCCCAAGAATTACACCCAACCATGTTACTGGAAGCAATCTCAATTATCCTGGCAGTACGCTGTAAATCTGAAATTGCTGTCCGTCAACTGCTAAAGACACTCGCCACCGAACGCCATGACCAATATTCTAAGGCACTCATGCTTAAAATATTACCACTGTTATCACCCCTAGAACGCGATTGGCTTCGGGCGCTATGATGTAATCATGCCCCCATAGCCCAATCGGAAGAGGCAAACGACTTAAAATCGTTTCAGTACCAGTTCAAATCTGGTTGGGGGTATCAGACCTGTATCGAAAAATTTATAACATTTTTTGTTACCGATATTTGGTGGTCGGTTTTTGGATTGGCACAGGGGTTGTATCGGAATTGTTGGCGGATTTTCTGAGGGGGGTGCCTAGAGGGCGACGGGGCGGAATCGGGCGGGGGGAGTGGGGAGCGCAACGGCCACCAGAGGCCCCCAGAAGCCCCCAGAAGGCAAGCCAACGGGCTCCGGGCTCCAGCCCTACCGGGGCACGGTGACGCGCCCCAGGATGGCACACAGGCCCCGATGCATGGCGCAGGGTATCTGTCAACTAATCGTAACAAACCGAAATGTTTCGGTATGTTATGAATGTGAAACTTGTGCGGTTTTTGTGGTAAGCGCCAGGGGGTTGGCCCCCACCACACCACCAGAACAGCGTTCCCATCGGGGCCCACTGATCGGCACCACCTAAAAGGCACAACCCCGAGGCGCTCGTTAAGAATTGTGACGGGGCCTGTGCGTTGGGGCCTGTTGTCCGGTTAATGTTGCAACAGCGAGGCCCACCGGGCCGAGCAGCAACCACGCCGAGGGCTTGACCCAATGGGACTTTTCAGACAACAGCAACAGCAACCGGCCACCACTGAGAAAGATTGGCCGTTGGTGGTGGAGTATCGCGACAGGCT